CTTTGCGTTTTCGTTTCACCTTTCAACCAACGGTGATAGATATTCTGCTGATTGTTCCAGTCCTTGCCTGGAACCAGGGGCAATTCGCCGCCCCCCTGGCGCAGATATTCTTCAGTAATTGCATTGGCTACCCATGCCTGCCCTTTTTCGGCTGCTAGGGCAAACAACACTGATTCGATGTGCTCATGCTTGATTTTCATGAATCATTTGCCTCTTGATGTTTCAGGTATGATCAAATGAGGATTTGTTACTGTCATTTAGTTGCTTCACTGACATATTCTGCGAACAACATGCCGAACGTCGTAAATATGACCAGTCAATATCAGGACGAAGTTCTTCGCACAGAACCTCACCTCTTGTTGCACGTTCAATTGCTGGACATCTCTCGGCAGGCAATTGACGTACCCCTTTGATCCATTGATTTACGCTTGGAGGTGATACACCTAAAAGCCTAGCCATTGCTGATTGCCCACCGACAACAGCACAAGCTTGCTTGAATGAATAGTTCTCTTTTTTCATCGAATGAACTCCAAAAACACACAGAAATATTAGGCGACGCCTAACGCAATTGTCAATAGGCTGTGCCTAATGCGGTAAGGGTAGGGATTGCCTAATGTAATGCGCATAGGAGAATATTAAGCAATGCTTAGTGGTAAAGACTTAGGCCGAGCGATAGAGCAGGCCATTAACAAAAAAATCGCATCGGGATCCGTCAAATCAAAGGCGGAGGTCGCACGCCACTTCAAAGTCCAACCACCATCAATTTATGACTGGATTAAGAAAGGCTCTATAAGTAAAGATAAACTTCCAGAATTATGGCGTTTCTTTTCTGATGTTGTTGGTCCAGAGCATTGGGGGCTTAACGAATACCCCATACCAACCCCCACCAATTCAGATACAAAAAGTGAACTTTTAGATATAAACAACCTTTATCAAGCAGCCTCTGATGAAATAAGAGCGATTGTAGCTTTCCTGTTATCTGGAAATGCTACAGAACCAGATTGGGTTGACCACGATGTTCGCGCCTACATAGCAGCGATGGAAATGAAAGTGGGTAAGTATCTGAAAGCTCTAGAATCTGAACGGAAAAGCCAGAACATCACAAAAACTGGAACTTAAACTTATATGGTCTGACGGAAAACTCCTGGATTCCGTTATTTAACCCCCCCATCACTTTCTGCTGTCGCCATCACCTATTAGGTTACGCTCAAAACATTAGGCATAGCCTATTGACAATCAATTAGGCATTACCTATAGTTCCAGCATACCACCCACCCCGCCCCACAGAACGCCGGGCAATACTTCGAGTTACCAGGCAGTGGTAAGGGGTTAAGTAGCCAGCCCGAGGCGTATGAACATGACGGCGGGATTCAAATTTTGCAGTGCAGCAGTTAGTTCCGCCACCCGGCGTTAAGGGGAGAGATAAGATGGTGCATTACGAAGTAGTTCAGTATTTGATGGATTGTTGCGGTATCACTTACAACCAGGCTGTGCAGGCTTTACGCAGCAACGCCTGGGATCTCTGGCAGGCAGAAGTCGCTATACGTAGCAACAAGATGTGAGATTCGCAAAATGCAAAAAATCGATCTCGGCAACAACGAATCCCTGGTGTGCGGCGTGTTCCCCAACCAGGATGGAACGTTCACTGCCATGACGTATACCAAAAGCAAAACATTTAAAACCGAAACTGGTGCGCGCCGATGGTTGGAGAAGCACACAGTAAGCTAACGATTAAAACGTCTACTCCTGCTGTTCCAGAATAACTTCATAAAATGGGAGTATTTTTCGGTGACGAGATAATAAGAACAGTTTGCGCTATCACTCTGATGTTGAATGATGCCCTTCCGTTCTAATTTTTTCATAACCGGGTTACGGCAAGGAGAAGTGATAATAAGATTTCCTGTTTTAAGGAAATCTTTAAATACAGCGATTTCTTTCTCAGATAAACGAAGCAATACTCGTTGCTCTGGTAGTAATGAATAATGCTTTTGAATATGTGCTCGCAATCTTGAGAAGGAAATGGCGACCACGAAAGAAAAGGCAAAAACGATAATCTGAAAGAGCCAAGGTATTTCAGTATAAGCATTGAATGCGACAGTAAACTCTTTCGGTATCAGCCAGAGAGTGAGACCAAAAATGATAATCGTATACATAAGTCTTTCGAGTGGCTCGTTAGCAAAAAG